GTCCATCGCGGTTATGTTTGGTTGTTTCATGGCGGTTACTCTTGAGGATTAAAAAAGCCCCCGTGAGAGGAGGCTATAAGATCATTAAATGATGGTATTACTCAGTGTCAACAATTTCTAACAATGCGTCATACAATTCGGCTAACTTGTCTTCATCGGTTTCCGCTAGTTTTTTCATACCGCGGATGGTGTTTAGACCTGCATCTTTCAACGCTTTTTCAGTTTGCTTTTTGCTTTCTTTATCTATGTTAGCTTTTAGCTTTTCAATTTCTTTGCTTTTTCTTTCAATCTCTTTGTCTTTGGTGATAGATAATTCATTGCTTTGCTTAAAAGCTCTGTCAACTTCATCTTCTAAATTTCCCAACTCTATCTCTTTTTCCTCAACATTCTTAGATGTTTTAGAAAATGCTAAATTCTTTTTATCTTTCTCATGTATAACTTTATTAAGGTTTTCTTTTTCGCTTTCAATCGCCCTCAATAATGTGTCGTGCTTAACTATTAAATTAAGGTTCTCTTGAGTAATCCTTTTGTTTTCTTTTTTTAATTCATCAAATCTTCTTTCCTCTCCACTAACAAAGGATGTTATTTGCTCAACCTTTTTCTTAATTGCCTCTTTGATTGGAACTTGTGTTAGTATTCTTCTCATATTATTTATTGTTATAACCTCTACCTTTTACTGTTAAGGTTCCAGCACTTCTTGCTGGTATGTTAATATTCAAATATTCAAAGGCATTTGTATTTAATTCTAAATTAATAATTCTATCTGTGCCTGTCAGGACTACGCCGGTAGTCCCAGCTAAAGATGTTCCTCCTGTCCCAATCTCAATTAAGTCCATAAAATCATAATGATTGGCAACTGTTGCCGCCGCTGTAAAATCTGGAGCGTCATCACTAATTGAACCAACAGCTTTTGCTGTTAGATTAGCACTAGAAGCTGATCCAAATTGTAAAATTACATGAGTGTAATCTTTTACATTCATTGTAATGCCAGTGCCTGTAGTGGCTTTAGCACTAAAAAATGTATGTAATTCTGAAGATCTTTTTGACATATATTTATTTTAGTTAGTAAATTAGGTTCTAATCTTAACTCTCTGACGTTGAGAGAGCTAAGGCAGAATCTAATTAGTCTGCTGGGATAGTTTCTGTAACAGTTACTACCATGTCTGTATTGCTCTTTCTCCAAAGAGTCACAAGAGCATAGTTGTTACCACCGATAACTACATTTTGACCATCAGCTTCTTGTAAGTCCATCCCTGCACCGGCAACAATTGTAGTTGTAGTTGCAGTTACAGCAGATACGTTTTCAATAAGAATCTCTCTTCTGTCACCTGCATTGGGAATCATAGTCGCTAATGTAGATGTTGCTGGAAGAGTCAATGCAGTATTAGCAACGTTAGGAGTCAACGCAAAATAGTTATTTGCAATTAAGTCACTAGCCACTAAAGTGGCAGTTGTTGCCATAGTTGTTGAAGCGTAAACTCCGCCCCCTTCAGTAAAAATGCTAGCATCAACAGCTCCTGTAAATGTACTAGCACCAGTGACATTCATAGTCCCTGTAAATGTTCCATCTCCAGAACTATCAATCACATAAGAGTCATCAATCTTATATCCTGCTGAATCAAGATTAATGTCTTTACTGAAATTGTTAGATGTTGAGCTTTTAGTGCCTAAATTGCCAACTTGCTCAACTCCATTATCTCCAAAATATGCAACTTCGATATTTTCAATGTTGTTGCCAGTAAAGCTATCGTAAGCATAAGCTCCACCACCAATAACACCAACAACCAAAGCCACTACTAAGGAAATTTGTAATATTTTTTTCATATGGTTAGTTATTTTTTAGTTTTATTAGCATCAGCTTTGGCATTTTTTGTAGCCTTAGCATCTTCATCTTTCTTCGCCTCCTTAACTTTGATATTTCGGATTAAAGAATCTTTGTCAGCATCAGGAGTGGCATTAATATTTAAATCTTTAGCTTTAGCCTTAATAACTTCAATATCTTCAGTCTCTAGACTTTTGCCACTTTTCTCTTCTAGCTCTAAAGCTTCTGTATATTGTTCGACTGTCAAAATCCCTTTTCTAACATAGTCAGCTGGGATTTTTTCAGTGTACACAGCCTTTAATTCCTCTTCACTCCAAGAAATTCCGATATCTTTAGCTCTTCCTTCTGCTTTTAATTTTGCCCAATTTATAATACTCATAGTCTTTTTTAGCCCCACCTTAAAAAGATGGGGCTAGTAAATTAAAATTTAAGCTACTGTTCCGTTTGAACCTCTGATGTAAGCTGGGAAACCTCTACCGATTGTGTAGAAATAATCGATTGAATAATCCCAGTTCTTGTTGTTATAAACAACTTCAGGAGCGTCCAATGTAGGTCTTTCAGAGAATAATAGTTTTAATGATTCTCCTACTTTTCTTGAGTCATACATGAACCAGAACAAAGGTGTGTCTGTTCCTGCCCCATTAGTCTCAAGACGTTCCCACACTTTCAAGTTCTTAACAGTTTGTTGAATGTGTTTATTTGAATCAAAATTTGAGAAACCTGCAACATTATCAGTATTTAGCTCTCTAACTGCTGAATCTTCGTTAGTAGGGTTTACTAACACAGTATCAAGACGAATAGGTCTTAAAAGTCCGTTAGGGTCTTTATAAGTCTTAGCGTTCTTGATCTCAGCTACCATGGCAGTACGAGCAAACAAAGGATTGTTGTTTGTACCATCATTAATAACGTTTGAGAATGTTGTCCCTGTTGTTCCGTTAGTGTGAGCTGTTGAGAAGGTAGCTAATCCATCTGGACCAACACCAGAAACAGTCTTGCCATAAACGTCTGTATAAGAAGTGCTATAACCTCTTAATAATACATCAGCCAATGATTGGTCAATCTTATTCCAAGCATCATCAACAATAGTATTAATCAATGATGTCATTTGGTTTGTAAGTTCAAACTTACGCATTTTCTTAGTGATTGCAACGATTGCACCATATTGTTGCTGAACATAAGTGATATTATCACCCTCTTCACTGTTTACTCTAGGTAAATCAGCTCCTTCAGGAATTTGTTCAATTCCTTTAACACCATGAAGAATTTGGTGTTCAAAGTTTAATAAGTTTGTTTCCCCTACGTTGAAAATAGTCAACCCCATAGCTTCACCGATAGCATTGTTTGATGCTTCGTTGTATACGGTTTGTAATTCGTCTGTAAGTTCCGCAAAATCTCTTGTGGAAATAGGCATATAATTAGTTTATTTAAGTAAATTAAGTTAAATTAAGCTAAAGCTGGTTTGTTGAAATGACCACGAACAATTTTATTTGTTGCGTCGATAATTTCATCAATGTGAAAAACCTTATCAGTAGTAGCAGTTAAATCTAGCAAAAGATTAGAACTAAAGTCATAATCATTTCCTACATGAGTCGCTTGTACTGGAGTTGTTGCACATGTTGCATCAAAAACGATAGTATCATCAATTTTTAATACTTCTGCAAAAGTTCCCCCATCGTTAGTTGTTGCATCGGTTTTAGTTTCCAATCCAACATATTCAGCTTCGTTATCACCTGCTGCACCTGCTGCTAAATAACCAGATGTCATTTTCATGTGAGCATATTTTGTCGCAGTAGCTGATCCAGTTAAAGGTAAGCTTTTAACTTTACCTTCATCGTAATTTCGTGGAATAAAAGACATATATTTATATATTTAGTAAATTATTTTTTAGGAGCATACCAATCTTTTATATTGGTTCCCCCTTTAAATATTCCTCTTTTTTTAACATCCTTGCTTTCTCCTTTAATCCCTCCAGAAGATAGTGGAATATCATTATCATCTTCTAAGAGTCTCTTTCTTTCTTTGGCTCTAATCTCTTCTTCGTATCTCTCTGGATACGCTAGCTTAAAGGCTTCACCAAGATTCCCGATAAAGTCTTCTCGCCTAGTTTCATCTCCACTTTCTTTGTATTTGCCCTTAATGCTCTCGTAAGCCTTTTCAATGTTTAAGTCTTTATGTTTTTTGCTTAAATCATTCAAAAACTTTTCGACAGCCTTTTTTCTTTCAGCTCCTCTAATACGTTCAAATGAAGATGTCTCTTCTTCTTTTTTCTCGGCTGGATTTTCACCGCCAGTATTGCCTCCTAGTTTTTCTCTTAAAGATATCTTTTGTCTTAATACCTTTGATAGAGACTTACTAGATGCAATTTCACGATCAACAAGTTTTTTAAGAGAGTCTGATCCTTCTTCTAAGCCATATTGACTTACAAATAAGTTTTCAATATCCTCTCTACTTCTTGAGGCTCGTTTAGTTATTTTTTCTTCAACGATTGTATCGTCATTATTTTCTTCAACATGTTTTGGAATGTTGACATCCTTTTTTTCTGGTAACATATTTTTCCCCTATTCATTTTAAATCCATAGGTAGATTTTTTAATTAATTATTTTTATCTACTACTATAAGCAAATTCACCGAAGTATTTTTTTTCTGCTTCACGTCTTGCTTTAATAGCTTTGTTTTTTTCTTCAAAGAATCCTAAACAGATACTTTTATTGTTCAATCCTATCAGCACTTCCCATTTATTAACTTCTTTTCTGAAATAATATCCCTTACTCTTTCTGTTCATACCGTTTTGGCTTTTTGTACAATGCCTTAAATTCTGTTTTCTATTGTCTAGTTTATTGTGGTTTATATGGTCGATAACAAAGTCTTCTTTTATGCCTAGAATTAATTGATGAAGTTTTATTTTCGGATTACCACTTTCAACATACTCATTCGCTAAGTGCCACTTGATGTTATTAACTTTCTCGTAATCGTCTTTATTAATTAACGCTCTAGCTATTTCTCTTTGTTCAGTTAGTCCTGAATACAAAACAATCTCATAATAGTCTCCACAATCTATAAATTCGTTTTTGTCGGATCTTGTTCTTTTGAGTATCTTTCCATGTTTTTTAATCTGACTATAATGTTTATCGCAGTATCCATTGGTGCGATATTTTTTACCACAATCTCCTACTTTACAAGTTTTCATATAGCGTCCTTAGATTGTGTTGAAGTTCAAAAGCAAGAGAACGCTAATTGACTCACCTTTTTGCTTCAACACAATCTATCAATTATTTATTTATTACAAAAAAACACTCAGAAATATATCTGAGTGTTTTTTAGACTTGAAGCAATAGCACAAAGCTCCAAGTCTAAAAAAGACCTAGATATATCTTGTTTGTGCTATTGTAATTTTGATTGTTAAAGGACTATCCCTCTCTCTTCTCTTTTAATTTAACTCTATCTGCTTTCTTCATTTCTTCTATAAAATATAATATAAATAATATTGTTGCTCTAATCATATCTCTCTTATCTTTGTTCTCTGTCATGATATGCTCTCTTCTCTTGTTGACAACTTGCATATATAACCACTCTAGCATATAAGGTGTGTGTAATGCAACTGATAAAGTGTTTCTATACTTTTTCTCGATATCTTCTATCTTTTCTTTGGCTATCTCTGGCTCTTCAACTCGCTTAATATCATCATAAAGTAAAATATTTTTACAAATTGAGTCTACTTTTAGTAGTTTGAATAGAATTTTGATTAATAGTTGTTTCATAGTGCTATTTAATTATATTGTAATTCCTTTAACTACCCACATAACACTTTCTTCAAGTTTAGTCATAGCTAAAGAAATTTCCCTGTTTTCTGCTCTACCATCATCGCTTTGTGGGTACATGGTTATAAGCTTGTTGGCGGTTTCTTTAATGTTTTCAATTAATATTTTTTGATCGTCTCTCAACTCTTTGTATTTTGGTCTAAAAATGTTTTTTTCCATATTATTGTAAAATACTTAATGGATATTTCTAACCTAAGTATTTATGCTATTTAATAATTATAATCTAACTATACCATTAACTTAATTGTTTGGCAAACTCACCAAAATATTTAAGCTCTGCCTCTCTTCTGGCTTCTTTTGCGTCCTCTTCTTTAGTAAACTGTCCTAAGTAAAACAATTTTCCGTCAATTCTAATGTTTGCTTGCCATTTGTTGTATTTCTTATTCCAAGAATAACCTTTACAGCTATTGTTTCTTACATTTTGACGATGAGTGCAATGTCTTAGGTTAATTTTTCTATTATCTAGCTTGTTTCTATTTATATGATCTATAACATGTCCACTTTTTTTACCTAAAATCAATTGATGTAATTTAAGACATCCCATTGTTCCAGTAACCACATAACCACCGCTACTTAAAAACCATTTATAGTCTTTAACTTTATTATAATCATCTTTGCATATTAATGCTTTAGCAGTTTCTTGATTTTTACGACTATACAAAACAATCTCATAATAGTCTCCACAGTCTATAAGCTCGTTTTTATCAAACACTGTTCTTTCTAATATCTTCCCATGGTTTTTAAATTGTATACTGTGTCTATTGCAATATCCATGACTATTATGTTTTTCATTGCAATTACTAAGTTTACACACTTCGTATATTCCTTTATTCCAAGGAATATATCCTTTTTTAAAAGACATTTGTAGTAGCCTAGTCTTGATTGAATACAGTAGTTAAAGGGCTACTACACCAACTTTAATACCATACTCAATCAAGACTATTGGTTATTAAATTATAATTTATGCAAATTTTAAAGGAACTCCTTCTTTCTGTTTCCCTAAATTTCCAGCTGGTAAGTTACCTTGTGCTTGGGCTAAAATATCCATCCCTTCTCCACCTTGGTCTTGTGCTAACGCCTTACTAACATCTTTATCAAAAGCTTCTGTTAAATCTTTTGCACTTTCATTGTGATTGAAGATAGGATTTTCTGATGTAATACTAAACCATTCTAGCTCTTTTTGCTTCCTTTGTAAATTAGAATCCTTGGTCGAACTATTAGGCACAATCTTAATCGCATACTTAAAGTTCCTAATTTGCTCTGGTGAGATATCCACAACTTGGCTAATATCCTCACTTTCTTTATTTTCCTCTGTTAGCTCTTCTGCTGGTCTTGGTTTGTTTGTGATATTGATTTTCATCTTACCTAACTCTCCGCCTAGCAATCTAATATTATCAATAATTACTCTTCTATATTTACCATTCTTTAAAGGTTTTTGATATTTCTCTAACATGATTTGAACTCTTTGCTCTGCTCTGTCTTCTTCTGCCCATTCCATATTGCGTAAGAATAAACCGAATACATCAGCCGCCGCCTCTCTCGCTGTTGCTACCTCCTCGGCTGTCTTCGATCTCCCTGACCCTGATACTCCTCCACCTTCAGAGCTAACAGCGCTATTTTCATCCATTCTACGCTTAAGTGTAGCCTGCATTTGCTGGATAGATGATTGATTATTAGATACCTTAAACTCTCTTACTGAATTAATATCTGTGTTCTTAGGTAAGTCAATCACATTAGATGGATACATCCAGTCAATATCAATGTCTTCACCTGATGCATTAAATATCGGTGTTTTAATTGATATAAACAACTCATCTAAAGCCATGTTCCAAGTGGTGTTAGTCATGTCCTGCATTCCGATAAGCTTAAATGGTAATGACATGCCATAGAAGAAGTTATTATCTAACTTCTCAAACTGTGCTGAAGTGAAAGGTAATTGATTATGTTGATATGGCAATGGGTTGCCAACTGGTGTAAGTAATACATTGTTAGCAACAATATCAAAACTGTCTGTAATTCTATTATAATACTTAATGACCTCCACAGTGCCTTCAATCTCATCATCTTCAACCTCAAAGCTAGTTCTGTTGCTAATTTCTTGATTAACACTCTTCTTAACCATTAAATGATTAGGGAAGTCGTTATATTCCTGTAAGAAAGTGTCATAATCCATTGAGTCTATAATTGCACAATCTGCCATCTCTTGGATATTTGTTTTACTAATATCACCTGGGTAAAACTTCTCAATAGGAATAATTTCACTCCAAACATCCTCCCATTCAAAGATGGTTTTAAACTTTGTTTCACCAGTCTTCTTAAAATGTTCTTTGTCTTTAATCTTTCTTTTTCCCAATCTATAACTCTCTTCCCTTACCACTGTCCCAACACTAGCCGCCTCAAACATTGAGTTGAATATAAATCTATCATCTTGACCCTGTCCATTCTTTCCTCTAGCCGCCGCGTCATATAAGTTAGAAACAATCTTAGCAGCATTAGAATCCATAGTATCTAAATCCAAAAACTGTGCTTTCATTCTATTAGCTGAAAGTCTCGAAAGAATAGCAATAAACTTATCTCTAGTTACTGGATCAAAGATGTTAGCTTGCCAATCATCTTTATAATCTGGCTTCTCTATAATTGAGTTAATGCGTTGCTTGCTTTCCTCAACATACTGTAATACATTTAAGAACTTACCCTTATCGTTGTATCCAAACCAACGATAGCCTTGATCTCTTTGATCTCTCATCTTTCTAGCTCTCTCTGTAACCCACAAAGCTCTTGACTCTTCTTTTGTTGATTGTTGATCTTGAGTCTCATCTGCTTTACGTGCTAACTCATCTTCGGGCTGTAGGTCATCTTTCAAGCTTGATTGTGAGTTTTTTTCAGGTCTTGTTTTAGTGTTTGGCATTTTAAGAAAGTGCTATTTTCTTTTTTAGTTAAATTAATGATTTTGATATTTTTCCTTTAGAATACATAACCATTGGATTTCTAAGTATAACTTTTGCATCGTAAAATCTATTCATTACTTCTAATTTATATCTATTGCAAGACCACATTTTATGATCGCTACGTGACTTTTTTAATAGAATATACTTAATGATAAAAAATGTCTCTATTAATGTTGTTTTTAGGTTTCTCATATTATCTAGTCCTTAAGTTTAATAAAGCTTCATACATCATCTCTTCTCGTTTTTCTTTGTCAGCCATCTTGAAGTTTTCAAGCATTACATCATTCTCTTTATCAATTTGCTCATAACACTCTCCTATTTTTTCGTATGCATCCGCTATATTCATATGTTTTAATAACTCGTCTGCCTAAAGGATGATGTCTTTCTTTTATTCTTAGCCCTTACCATATCCATAGTGACTGGCTTCATCTCTTTAAACTTAAAGTCTTCAATTAATAATCTATGTAAATCTTCAACGAAATGATCGTTAATGTCTTTAGGGCTTGGTTTGGGATTGCGTTCATCTGATCCTTTGCCCTTATACTCATCCCAGACATAGTTATCTAGTTCTTTTATTAATCTAACACAATTTGAAAATATGTAAACTTCTGGCTTGACTATCATCTGCCCTTCTTTCACTTCGTTGTAAAAAGCTTCCTCTGTTCGTCTAATGCCCTCTATTAAATTTTTAGAACCATGCCTAAAGTTTAAACCTAAATACATTAATCTATCCGCAAAAGACTCTTCACCACTCCTCTTATCGTTGTTAAAAGCACTAGGATCAATCAACCTATCTCCTATTCTCATATTACCGGCTTTTTCAATCGTCTTAATCTGCCCTGCGATCTCTGCATCTGTTCCTTTAAACCATAATTCATCAATAATATACTTAGTCCCCTGCCTATCGACTGCCATCCACAATACGGCTTCCTCTACTCTAGGATGAGTATCTAATGCCATGAAGGTAACGAAATTAGAGGGATCAATCTTAAACGGCTCAATAACATGTATTTTTCTGTCAAAATTCTTATGCACCTTGCCTAGTGTATGCCCAAACTCCCCGTCAATTCTAGCTTTAGCTTCATCTACTGGGTACTGGCTAATCATCCTGTCGATATCTGCCTTAGACAACATTCCTCTTGTGCCCTCAATGTCTTTACAGTTATCCCATACAGTAGCAGTCACATAATCAGCATTCTTGCCGTCTCTTTTATCGTAAATCTCATCCTTAATCCATGCACTGTAACTAAGAGGTGTCATCGTCCAAAACAGTATCCCCCCAGTTCTAAGTCTAGCAATTGTAGCTGTGTAGACTTCACGCCTTAAAGGCTCATCAATCCATACCCAACCTAAATCTGTACTCTCAAACTCCTTAGTGTCCTGTTCTGAACTCATCAATGTAAACTCAAATCCTGTATCTGTTACCCACCTACTCTCATAAAACTTACCCTCTTTGCTTGTTTCATATTTAACATCAACTCTATTAGACGGAAACCACTTCTTAAGTTCAGGCACAATCTTTTCTTTCAATGTTGTTGGATCGCTAATTATTCTCCCACGCTTTAAATATGGAAAATCTTCAAATAACTCTAGTCCTTTAAAATAATCATTCTGAACGCCGAAGCAGATATTAGCAACTATATTAGCACCGCAGCAGGACTTACCCACTCCATTTGCCGCTGAAAATAATGGTACAAAGACTTCGTTGCTTCCAACCATCTTAATAAATTCCTCTGCCTTAACGTTCGGAACATAACTCTTACACATGTTCTCCGTTTTTCGTTTTTTATATTCTTGTAATTTCTCGCTCAACGCCTCAAGCTCTTCCCTTGATTTACCATTTAAACCTTTTAGTAGTTTTTCTTTGATATCATCCATATTTGACACTATTTTAAATAATCACCAATAAACGAGGCTCTAATCTTGCTTGTAAGCTCTTTAAATTGGATAATTGATGTAGAGGTTAGCTCATTTCTTTTCCTTTTTGAAAATTAAATCATAATTCTTATCATATCGTTGTTTTGCCTCTCCGCTTAAACTTCTAGAATAAGCAGCCATCCCGTTTACTTTTTCAACCATCCCATTTTTTTTCATATAATTTCCCAATGAATCAACAACTGTTTTACCCGTTCTATCAATCATCGGTTTTAATTCTTTTGCTTTTGCTTCTCCCTCTTGTTTATTCTGTCTTCTAAATTGAGTTTTTAATTGTTCGTTTGTCATTTTAAAATTAATTTATACAATTACAATTAATAGTTGCGAGAAACCACGCTTTACATTTTTTACAATAATAAAATCCTGCCATACTACTTTAAGATTTCAGTCATTTCTTTGACTATCTCATTTTTTAGCTCTTTATCTGGGAGATTTAAAGCTTTACCATCTGATTTTAGATCTAATTGTTTAGCTAACTTTATTATATATTCCAAGTACATCTCCATAGCTTTATTATCATCTCCTTTTTCTGCCTTTGCTGATAACTTCTGCAGAACTTTTGAAGCACTGTTTTTTGCGAACCTTAAAGATATCTCAATTACACGCTTAGAAATGTCTGGCTTGCTTATATGATAATAATATGTTCTTTCAGGAATCTTGTAATGTAAGCAAAACTCTCTAATAGTAGGGAACTCTCTTAAGCTCTCTGGAGTGGCATGGAACTCTACAGCCTCTTCTCTCCAGTCTTTTTTTTCTTCATTATTATTCATATTATTTTCTATTAATAAAAACGCCTTTAGCTGTTTTTTTGTCTATAATTTCATCTAATCTAAAAAGTGTTTCGTCCTTTTCAAAAACATCAGACGCCTTTAACTTAACTTTTTTGCAATTATTGTCAAAAACAATTCTTTTCATATTATTTATAAACACCGACAACGCCGTCGTCAGTTAACTTTAAATAAAAATCCCCATTATCCTTTGCTTCTTTCTCTCCCTCCTTATCCTCAAAAGGG